TTGTACGCAATATATGCGTCCATCATAGCAGAAACGTTGTCAATCTTCTCTTCTTGACGTTTCTTCAACAACTTGCGGTTTCCATTGGTATCTTCAATAGTAACCGCATTACCCATTGCAAAAGACATCAATTCTTGATCAAATATCAATGCTCTATCTTCGCTAAGTTTCTTCAATTCACCAAGAGGAACAGATTCTGTCTTTGCCCCTTGAATTACCTTCTCAATTCCGTATGGTCCGTTCTCCATCTCCCATCGTGCCACGAATTCTTTAGCATTGTACGGATCAAACCCCAAACAACGAACATCATACTGAGCTTGCATGATGAACGCATCGAGATCGTCGTAAACTTCCATCATGTCAAGAACTGTCGCATCGAACACATGCAAACTAGCTTCTTGAATGAACTCGTCGTACTTGGCTCTCATTGCTCCTGGAAGTCTGAACAGAGTTCTCTCAGTTATGTAGCTTCTAGTCTTTACTCCAAAGGATCCATTGGACAGAGGAAAGAGGAATGTGAATGCACAGAAGTCGTCGCCTTGAGACAGGTCGGCTCCAAGCGCACAGGGAATCTCCCAGAACTCTCGATCCCTATGAGGCAACGTCTCTTCATAAGTGAAGAAGTACGTATAGCCCTCCATGGGAATTCCAAACCTCTTTGCCAAGATGTCATTGCGAGCAGCAGGAGCTTTCTCAGCTCTTTCTACATCCAAATGATAGACATCATACGTGACAGTCTGACCCAAGTTAGGATTCGCCTTAATCCACATCTCCGGATCGGCGACTTCCTCTAAATCATCTAACTTGTAATGCCAGATTGAAATGTGAGGAGCTTGATACTCACCCTTTAGTATAGAAGCTAATTCCATTTTGATTGTATCTCCAGAACCGTTTCTCACAGTTCCTTCAGAACTGATAGCCACAATCAAATAGTCTTCGAGCTTCGACGCACCCTGCTCAATAGCTCCAACCACATCTTCTCTGATGTCTCCTGACAACCACTCGTCTATGGTTGACACCTTAGGTCTCAAACCTTGGAGCTTGTTGATGGTCATTGGCCTGACTTCCAACAGAGAACCAGTCAAGAAGTTCTCTATACCCTTCTTGGTGGAAGCAAGCTTGACCCTATTAGCCCTAGATCCCGTGGTGTTCTGTATGGATCCTTCAGTGAGGAACTTGAACAGGGGGCCACGACTTCTGGTTATGGCGGTTCTGAACGGAGACATGGTCTCGTCAGCCTGCTTCATGGTAGGAGCAGTTGTGATCTGGTGCGTCGTGGTGGTATCCACATTCAGGAAGTAGCTGTGAAGGCAATAGGCGTACATGGACTTTGCGGCGCCACGAGCTACGATTAGGTATTGCTTGGTGGTGAGACGTTTCTTTATGAGCTTCTTAACGTAGCCTCCGTGCTTGCCGTTGGTTGACGGCTGATAAACACTTCGCTCAACGTAGTAATACCAAGCAAAGATTTGCTCAGCCCATAACTTGAACGTGTCTAATAGATAGAGATCACCACCATCTGTTAGAGTTAACTCAAACTCACAATACTTGATGAACCCTTCAACTGCTTGGTCATCATAGTAGATGTTTGGATTGTCAATCAGTTCATCAATTCGATTCATCTCCATAGAGACTTCACGATTGACTATAATGTCGCCATTGATAACTCTATTACGAAATTGACCATAGTATCGAGGAGTCGCTTTGTTAGACAGAGCTAAATCCAAAGCCAACTCCTTTCCTTACTTCATCTTGTTCTTAATATGCTTCTTCACTAAGGAACCTATGATAGCAGTAGTAACTGCACCGAACGCAGTATTGAACAGCTGACCACTATACTTGGAAACGAATGCCCTTCCTACTGTCTTACTATCAGAACTACGAAGATCCCTGTACTGTTGAGTAAGCCTCATTCGTTCGACAGTTTGCCTGAGTTCTTCGTTGGACATGTCTTTGATTTCTTCATCAACACTGTCACGTTCTCGATCCCGACGAACGCCCCACTTCATGCCCTTGACACCGTAGTGAACTAAAATATCGTCTAGATCGTCAATGTCGACATGCTGAAGCAGAACCTTGGGGGGATCTTGCCCTAATTGCTGATAATACCCCAGAAGTCGCTTAACTGCCTTTGCTTTCTCGCTAGCTGGGGCGTTAACTCCTCCTCGAGCGCCTGCAATTGCTGCTGCAGCAGCAAACACTCCTCGCCGATTCAACGCTCCTGACGGAGTTTTGACCGGAAGTTTACATTCACCCTTAGACGTAGGAGGACCATCATGGAGATGAATCAAGCACGAATTATGCCATTGCTCAATGGAGTAATCAGCAGCGCTGAAATTACTCCATGGCTCTTCTGAAATATGAGCCAACTGTACATCAGTCATGACACCTCCTTTCATCCTCCTAATCGCTTATCTAGCTTAAACGCCTTGGCTAATGTGTAAGTTCCGAAAACAAGCATCGCAGAGGCAACAGCTTTCTTACCTACTTGAGTAGAAAGATCCATTCTCTTGTTCTCTTTAACCGCTTGCCGCAATACAGCGTTTGCAAAGTCTGCCGAAACAGGTTCGCCCTTTGAGTTGAAGAAATCACCAGTCATACGACCAGTGATTCTGCCGTACTTTTTAGTTGATTGACCTCCAGGATTGTCTGATCTTATACCCTGGCCTTTTCTGGTTGCTGCTACTTCCCTCTTAAACGTAGGGTCACTTCTTGTTGCGTCTTCAGCAGCTTCATTCTTACTGACAGTTTCTTTCAGTTCTTTATTAGACTCAAGACGCTTTCGAATAACCCCCCATCTCATGCCTTTGACACCGTAGTGAGCTAGATAGACTTCGCCGTCAATTATCATTGGTCCTCCTACTGTTTAGCCATTTGGAACAACCGGGTAATTTCGCCTGGCTCACCATCGGTAGTAATAGAGAAATCTCTGAATTCACCAGTTTCTTTATTAACGGAAAAGAACAGGTCCCATTGTCCTTCAAGAGCATCGTCAGTAAAGACTTGGAACAAATATACATCCTTGTAATCGATCACTGCTTGAATGTTTCCGTTAGGAATCCACTCTCCAACTATGTCAGTCGCTTCTTTAAGACTCAGCATTTCTCAGCCACCTTAGCAGGAAGTTGTAATTCATCGGTAAGTTATCAAGTCTGGTGAATCCAGCATTGAAGAGAGAGTCCTGATAGAATCTTTCCATCTGAGCAGCAGTAGTGAATCTTTTACCAGCCTGAGTATCAAATATGACCGGTTTACCATTGACAATCTCATAAGCTATGCTGTGAAGACCACCGCCAATGAAACTGACACCTACTTCTCCTCGAGACCTATCTGGTTGATCACGTAATGCCTTAAATATACCACCAGCAGTAGATCCGTTATCATCATCTGAGACAGGATTCAAACCCAGCCCTTGACTGAACACAGTAGACAGGTTAGTGAAGGGCGTATCCTTCACACTATTGGTCCCTGAGATGGATTGCCTTCTTGCCTCCAGCCCAAGCCTGGTCAGAACTCCAGCTGCACCAGAAGGAACGATGTTGACACCAGGATTAACAGCGTTATAGATCCCACCAAGCTCCTGACCTCTACCACTAGTAGTACGTGTAGCCATAACATCATAGCCGCGCCGTCGCATCTCATAGGCAAAGGTAGCTCTTCGACAATTCATCTTGGTCCCAACATCACCAAAACCAGGGTTGATCTTAGAGGCCACAATTCTTTGAAGTGAATCAGCATCCATGTCCCTCTTAGACAAGATGTCTCTCTTCCTCCAGTTAGCAGCCTCACTATCTTTCCCAGTTAGAGCATTCTTACCCATGGTGATTAAACGACGGGCTTGACCACTTTGTAAGGCTAAATATGCCGCCGTTGAACCTATGATGGCCGCCGTAACTGACGCTCCGATCAGTACTCTCTTCTGATTCGTAGATAGCTTGCCTTGTTCCTTTAATCTGGCGTCTACTAAAGCTTGTGCTTGATCTTCACGAGCTTCTCGTCTTTTCGTGACCAGACGACCACGCTTAAGCGAGAACCCTCCGATGGAATCAATCTCTCTAGTCAGATCAGAAATCTTAGTATCGAGTGCAGCCGCTTTCTTGTAGTACTTTGCTGCTTTCTCTTTGCGGCGAAGATCCCTACGAACTCCCCACTTCATGCCCAAGATGCCATAATGTGCTAAATATGTTTCTTCATCTATGAGCATGACCCCTCCTTACTACACGACTTCTTCATCTACATGTATGAAATCATCTCGCATAACGGAAAGCCGGAAGATCATCTCGTCTAACTGCTTACGCTGAAGATCAATGAGGAAACCAACAGTGGGCGGATCAAATAGCATCTTCGTCTGTAAATATACAAACGAACGAATCATGTTGAACCGAGGCTCATCCATCTCACCGAGGAAGTCCACCCAAGTGTCCTCATGATCCTCTACCAGGAATCCTTCTTCTAAACCAATACCAAGCTGGGTAAGTATAGACAGGGCCGTGTTGATGTGGGTGATCACATCTAGATCAAAAGCTTCATACTCAGGTGCTATTCCTAGAATCTTCTTGGTGCTGAGGAGAATACTTTCCTCCATGGTGACCACCTCCCTTCAGATCGTAAATATAGCTCCTAACTAACCACCGGTGACTGATCGTTGTCCGGATCGACAGCGTCGATAGCAGCCAGAATCTCATCAGACTCGTGCTCAACCTTGACCCGAATCTCACGGATCTCCTTGATAGACAGGTTGCGCTCCTGCTCCGCTGCCTTCTCAAACAGATTCGACACGAATTCACGAGTGAGACGACCCTGAGTCACAACTGTCTCTCGAGTAAGCCGCCCTTGACGAGCAACTGATGCCTTGATTTCACGTACTTCATCCACTGTGAAGAGTCCTCCTCCTCGGTAAGTATTGATAGTATTGTTCTGGGCTGCCGGAACGGTCAGCTCGATGTGTAGGTGATCAGTGTGAGGCACTGGACCACCATAACTGGTCCATCCTTGATCACAGAACCAGTCGCGGTACCACCAGATGACTAGCTGAATCCCCCACTTGGCATGATTGGAGACACAAAGATTGGCAATAGCATCGCCCTCAGCCTTGTTGTTGGGAAAGAAGTCAATGGCGCGACCAGTTCCATGCACCGACTGCTTAGAACCATCGGCAGTATTAGGCCGACAAGAATATCCGCCGTAACTTCCACCAAACTTGGCTTGAAGATGCTCGCCTAATGCTTCAGTACCAGGCATAAACCTACCAGAACAGTGAGATCCACCATCCCAGTTAGGAGCATCATCGTATCTGCACCCTTCGGCCATCAGCTCTCCTTTCTTTCACCACAGTTTCGTATCGCCAGGTGACCTCTTCACAAAAGCAGGAGGTCTCTCCGATTGATACCCGTAGTGAATATCGTTGTGAGTTTGTTGTGTCGTGGTGATCAAGAATTCTGGGTCAACGATCCATTCTTCTCCATGAACAATGTCGTCTACACCCATAGGATTCATGTGATGAACCAAAGGACCTTCGTAAATATCGTAACCAGAGACACCTAGATCGCAACCGTTGTCTCTGACTATCACGAAATCTCGCACCGACTTCCACTCATGTGATTTGTAGAAGTCTTGGTTGACGTATCTATCGAATCCGAATGTAGATCGGCCAACAGTCCCACCCAGTAACAGATACTCGAGACGATCTTCGAACGTATCAAATCTGATCAGTTCAGAATATCGCCTAACCTTCATCTAATTGTTCCATCTCATAGTCATCAATCTCGATTTGATGGCCAGAATATGTCTTCATAGCAGCAAGAGCATCGGCATAGAGCTCTTCCACTCGTTGCATGGATTCTATCTGACCAACCTTGGCGTCGAGAAGCTTGTTCTCACGTTCCAATCGTTCTTGTTCAAGTCGTTCTCGAGATGTCCCTAACTTGAGGTAATGAGTAATGACTTGCGATGTTGCTGTCCCATTGGCCAACTGTTCTTCAGCTAAATCTACCGCTAAGTTAATCAGTTGCCCTTCTCTACCGTCAGGAGTTGTGGCTGGCCTTCTCTTTTTGTTTGTCTTCTCTTCTTTCTTCGCAGCCACAGATCACCTCCTTTCTAGATCATGGTGTTACAACCAACCTAAATATGACTGATAGAGGTTTGTCGAACACCGGTACTGGTTCTCCTCCTGTGACTCTCTTCAGATCCATGTATCCTGTCTCAGCAGTGATGAGTTCGGTAACAGAATCATCCAGAGTGAGAACCAACTCACCATCAGAGCCATCTGTGTCAAAGTCGACATCCCATTCAGCAATGAGTTCAGAAGTAGGATCCTTCAAAGCACGGATCTGACTGGTAAACGTGTCACCAGACACATCCATACCCAACGATACAGGAAGAGTATTGGTTCTTCCTATGTGAACTATTACAGCGTTCCCATATGGCATCAAATATCCTCCTATTGATAGACCCCAGTAATTAACAAACCCATCGCTATCGAAGCACCAGCATTATCAGTCCATGAACCACCATTGGACCTTGACGTATACTCAACATGTATCCCACCAGGAATAGAATATAATGATTGGAGCCCAGAAAGAGATAATTCATTAACCTGAATGTTAGTACCATCAGTCGCTTCGCAAGTCAACCTGTAAATACTGTCTCTATCTAAATCTATTGGATCAGTAAACCCCAGATACACTCTTGGTAAGGTGGCATTCATAAAATCAGGGTCAAAGGCATGTGACCAAAGCACCGTGTTGGCTGAGTCATAAAGTTTTAATGTTCTAGCGCCAGTACCAGTGCCTTTAGAAAACCACATACCGTTCGCTCTACAACTGAACGGCATGGTCATCTTGATCCCACGCTCATCAGGAGTAGATGAACTATTATAGTTAGTTGATATGGTACCACCCCAAGAACATGTTCCAGGAATTTGAGAATATATGCCAGTGTCTTGATACTTTAATGCTACCGGGAATGGCCCAATTGAGTTCTTTGCTGCCGATCCACCAATGTTCTGAACAGCGTAAACTCCGCCTTGATACGCATCTAACCCGTTGTTTGAGCTTCTTACAATATTGACATTACCGGAAGTCCAAGTAACTACTACAGCTACCCAATCGCCTTGGGCAACTGTAAGTGGTGTTGTCAATGCCGCTTCTTTCCAAGCATTGCCTGCTGTTATAGAAGCTGACCCATTAGCTCCAGTAGCAATCAACGTTCCTGATGGAAACCCTGTTGTTGCAACAGTTTCAAGGCGTACATCTACTACTGATGGGTTGGTTGTCAGAGTACCAACACGGAATCCAATGTCAGTAATTACCCCATCTCGTGGAATCTGAAACACCCAACCAACATGTTCACCAGAAGCATCTAATGTAGGTTGAGCGCCACTTGTCCCCGGAACGAAGACATAGTATGGAGGGAACGGCCAGAACATCTCAGCCACAATTGCTTCCAATGTCGGAGTGTACGATCCACCACCGAGTTCAACCCAAGCAGACCCGTTCCAAACTTTTGTTGCTGGGCTCATGAATTCCTCCTATGCCGGAACCGTAATCTCTGATAATAGTAGCCCCATTGCTGCCGTCTTGTCAGCTGTTTCTGCCCAGCTTCCACCATCATTCCGTTGAGTCCACTCAACTTCAACCCCACGACCAGGAAGAGTATAGCCCAAACCAGTAGGAACAGTGATCTCATTGATCTGAATGTTGACTGCTTCAGTGGAAAGACAGGTAAGTCTGTAAATATCGCCAGCTACTAGATCGAAATCACTGTCAAACCTGAGAAACACAACCGGGTTTGTCCCCGACTGGAAGTCTGCGTCCCAAGCATTGGACCAAAGCACAGTGTTCGCTGAATCATACAACTTGAGTGTTCTGGTTCCGATACTGGTACCTTTACTGAACCACATGCCATGCGCCTTACAACTAAAAGGCATTGTCATTTTGATTCCCCGTTCATCGGGGTTAGTCGTCAACATATAGTTGTTGGTAATAGTTCCGTAAGCTATTACAGTTCCATCAATCCTGGCATAGTTTCCATCATTGTACCGAATTCCGAATGGGAACGGCTTGTTATGGAATCTACCTGTGACTGTATCTATGTTCTGAGCCCCATAGGTTCCACCATAAGTGGAAGGAATACCGGCGTTGGGTTCTCTCACCACACTGACATTACCCGAAGTGAACAGAAGCTTGAGATAGATCCAATCACCTTGCTGAACTGTGGGTGGTGTCCCGAAAGTAATCTCGATGTTGGAGTTGGCTGAGGTAATGGTAGCAGTACCATTGGCACCCGTGGCAATCAAAGTACCCGAAGGCAGTCCGGTAGCCGCAATGGTCTCCAGACGAACATCCAATACCGTGGGGTTCGTACCCAGAGACGTGACATTGAACCGACACCGATCTATGACCCCGTCTTTAGGAGCTTGGAAAGCCCAACCAACGTACTCTCCTGATGCATTGAGTGCTGGCGCAGAGCCACCAGACCCCAAGTTGGAGCAGTAAGGAATACTAGGCCAGTAGATTTCAAATGGAATAGACTCAACCGCTCCACCACCGCCACCAAGTTCAACCGCCACGCCACCTGAACGAACGTACCTTGCCGGGGTCATGACGGATCATTCCAGGTATCGCCATCGATCCAGTTGGTAGGTTCAACCGTACCGAACCATTCCACCGATCCATAGCCAGCAGGTCGTGCCGTACCCGCAGTGGATCCATGATTCACGAACCCTTTCATCGATGCCAGTCTTGACGAAGCGAACGTCGGGTTAGGGTAGTCGCCAGTGAGATCACCACCAGCATCGTCACCATCAAGAACAGCCAGAGATGCTACGTATCCAGCTGCACCGAGAGGTTCATAGACCCCATCGTGATTGTGCAGCGTCGTCGTCCCACCATCGGTCAGATCAGTGACATTGGCATCGGAAATATTGTTGACTTCAGCTCCTGCTTCGATACCATCCAGCTTGGTTTCATCCGCCGTGGTGAAACTTGCTGTAGTTGCAGATAGAACTGAGTTGAGGAACGTGACCCAAACTCCACCGAAATATGCCTTGACCACCTTGTTGGTGGTGTCGAACCACACATCGCCATTGTCCAACGTGTAGTTGTCATCATCTGGATCCTCTGGACCAGTGAACAGGCGACCACCCAACTGGAAATATGAACTACCGATGTGGGTCAACCCTTGCATGAAGTAGTTGTCGATGTATTCGACCAACAGTGAGAAGTTCAGCTTACCTGTAGCATCAATGTAATCGACCTGAACACCAGCTTCGGTGTTGCCAGTTACCATCAAACCAATCATGTCTTGGATGGCTTCTTTGAGAATCTCTACCAATGCTACTGGATCGGTTAAAATATAGGTTCCTGACGAACCTACCGGAAGCTTGTTGTTGTCCCCAGGATTGGCTGGAACCGGAACGTGGGAATCACCAGCCGGACCGGCATCTCCTTCTGGGCCTTCAGGACCAATCAGAGATGTAGGGCTACCCCAAGCACCCGCAGTCTTGGGTCCGTAGATAGCATCAGCAGCAGTATCGATATAAAAATCCCCATCAACGCCAAGACCACTGCTAGGCGCACCTGTTCCGTTTCGAACAGTCTTTCCGTCAATGCCATCAGCACCGTCAGCACCAGCAGGACCAGGAAGGCCATTAGTACCATCAACGCCGTCTTCTCCTGCTGGGCCTTGGGGACCCTCTGGACCGGCTGGACCTTCAGGACCCTCTGGACCCGGAGGACCTCCAGGATCTCCCTGAATTCCCCTAGGTCCTTGAGGTCCTGAGTTGATCACCGAAACCTGAGAGGTAGGATGATGTACAACAATCCTCTGAGTCGTGATTCTTGGCTTGAGAATGCTACCCATGTCCTACTCCTTCAGGTTGTATCGTACCAAATATCACCAGCAAGCGGCGTGTAGCCATCATCCTCGGGATCTTCGGTTCCTATGAAGATTCGTCCTCCATTGACCACATAAGTACCACCGCTGTGAATATACACTTGCGCTGAGTTCTCCGCTGAGGTAGCCACTTCACTGAGATCAATACCAT